CTAATTCACCGTCAGCACCTATTGATCCGGGGCACGTATCCAATGCTTGCAGGGACCACGATCGCCCCGGCATTTTGCTTGCTTTTGATAACTTAATCATTAGTCAAACCTCGCAACCAATTCATGGTAAATCGCTTTTCCGTTTTCGGTCAAATCACGATACTCAACACCACCGAAACCGGGTCTGTAACCCATGTGATGCAGACGCCCTAATATCCCAAATTCAATACTATTATCATACCTGTCACGCATGTAATCCTTGGCGTAGCAGTAATACGCTTCACAAATGTCGAATCTGTCCCATTGCATGGCCTAGGGCCCTCCGTTTTTGGTGCTCTGGTACGCCAAAAGCCCGCACTAGGCGGGCTCTGGTGTTGCTATGGTGGGGCTTAACGGTCGTCGATAGAAATGTCGATGTTTCGGCCCTTGCCATGCTCCCAGTAAAGTGACCAGAGACCACCGTGGACGCTATTGAAGACCTCGCCCTGCTTGTAGTTTAGGGCTCTCTTGGTGGCCTTGCGTCGACGGATGATGATGCTACGGCCTAGGAATTTAGTGCGTGAAACTGTCATAGTGTTGGCCCTCCTTGGGCTTTTGTGTCGGCGCTGGATTGCCCCGACTTGTGACCATTCTCGCCGATTTTGGTCCAGCTGTGAAGTGTAAATATTACCTTTTTTTGTTGTCGGTGTTTTGGCTTTTTGGCATGGTTTTTGTCCTGCAATAAATGTGCCAACTTTGATTATTTTTTTTGCAGCTTAAAAAACTGGCATGGTTTTTGCTATAGCAATTTCTGTGCCAACTTTTGAAATTTCTAAATTTTTTTTCTCAGGGTCAACTTTTGGCACGATTCTTGCCAAGCCAAAAGCACCTACTTAGGCATACCTACCTATTACTTTTGAAAACGTCGCACCACGGGCTTCTCAGGGCTTCTCAGGGCCATGTGGATAAACCTGTGGATAACCTGTGGATAACCTGTGGATAACTTTTGTCAGCTCTGAAACTTATCCACAGGTTATACACAAGTTGCCAACACCTGTGGAAAACCTGTGGATAACTTGCACCGGGGGAGGGACTTAAGTTGCCGCTGTAACTGTAGCAGCCACTCAGGCACAAAATAGGTAAAAATTAGAAAAATTATGTGAAAAATAAACATGTGTAACTACTTGATTTTTCTAAAGTAACCCATTCCCTGGCAAAAGGTCATAAAATAGCTTGACTTTCGTGTATACTCGTGGTATACTAAGGTTGTATTTACGGACAATTTGTGTTATGACCGAAGAAATTAAAAAAAGAGGTCGTGGCAGACCCCGGAAGTCGGAAGTAGAAGCTGTGAAGCCCGGAAACAAGGGCCAAGTAGGCCGACCTAAGGGTGACGCAGCGATCATAAATGAATACAAGGCCCGTATGTTGGCCTCACCAAAGTCAAAAAAGGTCCTAGAGACTATTTTTGATGCTGCTTTAGACAACGAACACAAGAATCAGGCTGCTGCTTGGAAACTTGTGATGGACAGAATACTGCCTGTAGGGGCATTTGAAAAGGACGTGATTAAAGATGGCGGACGCAATGCAATCCAGATTAACATCTCTGGCGTCGGAAGTGCGACTATTGATGACGGAAGTCAAACAAGAGAGCCTATCGAAGGTGAACTTGTTGATTGACAACGCCGAAGAACAGTCGGCTGAGTTTTTTCAATTCTTAAGGGCTAAAGTAAATTGCGATACTTCACAGTAGACGAATTTAACTGTCAACATACCGGTGAAAACCGTATGGAGTCTGAGTTTATGGAGTTAGTAGACGAACTCAGGCACCAATGTGGTTTTCCTTTTGTGATTACTAGCGGTTACAGGTCCCCGCAGCACCCGATAGAAGCAAAAAAAGACAGACCGGGTACACACGCTCAGGGGATTGCGGCAGACATAAAAGTAATAAACGCCGCAGACCGCTTCTCTCTTGTGTCTAAGGCACTAGACTTAGGCTTCACTGGTATTGGGGTAGAAAACGGGTTTGTGCATGTAGACACCCGTGGTAGCACCCCGGTGATGTGGTTATACTAATGTTATATACTAAAGCTGTAACAATTACTACGACAAACCTAACGGAAGTGTTTACGGTTCCTAGTGGTTTTATGGCTCATCTTAACTACATCTTTCTTGAGAACCATTCGCTAAACGATGTAGACATGGATTTGTACATCAGAGAACACCACAACGATGGAACACACACTGATGTGTACTTGATGGACTCTACTGAGTTAAAAACAGCAGAACCAAAAGAGTTTTACAACGGTACGTTTGTTATGCACGGTGGTGACTTTCTTAAAGCCCAACTAGATAATGCAGAAGACAACATAGTAGTAGTCGCTACTTTTGATTTGTTTGAAGAACCAGCAGTTTTAAATAATTTTAGTTCAGGCTAATATGTTTGTCATAATCGGAGCCGACTGGTGCCACGGTTGTAAGGGCCTGAGGCGAAAACTGATGGAAATGAACGTAGACCATCGGTACGTAAAGATGCCTCCCGGTCAGGCAGGTTGGGACATGGTGGAAGCCCTCACTGGACGTAGGGCAGTGCCTGCAGTGTTACATAAGTTTGAAACACTACAAGCGGTAGCTAATTTATTAGAAGAAGCCGACCTACCAACCAGAGAACTGACTGAAGACGAACTGGACGAGTTAGAGTAATGGAAGTGTTTTTGTTGGTGTGTGTTATGTCTTTACCGATTATAACCGGAGCCATTACGTTTTACTTAAGTTGGAAGCTGTGTGACTGATCTTAATATAGAACTACTGCCTTGGCAGCAAGAGGTCTGGGCAGACGACACTAGATTTAAGATAGTTGCTGCAGGACGACGAACAGGCAAGTCCCGCCTAGCTGCTTGGATGTTGATTGTAAACGCCTTGCAGACAGAAAAAGGACAAGTGTTTTACGTAGCGCCTACGCAGGGACAAGCCCGTGACATCATGTGGCAGACCCTCTTAGAGCTAGGACACCCTGTGATTGCAGGATCACATATTAACAACCTGCAAATCAGGCTGGTCAACGGGGCCATGATTAGTCTCAAGGGAGCCGACAGGCCAGAGACAATGCGTGGTGTGTCCTTGAAGTTTTTAGTGTTGGACGAATACGCCGACATGAAACCGGACGTCTTTGAGCAGATCCTAAGACCTGCCTTGGCCGACCAAAAGGGTTCTGCGATGTTCATAGGGACACCTATGGGTCGTAACCACTTCTACGAACTGTACAAGTATGCGGAGCTAGATGATGACCCTACTTACAAATCTTGGCACTTTACGTCTTACGATAACCCGCTGCTGGACTCAGACGAAATCGACATTGCTAAACGCAGTATGTCTTCCTATGCCTTCCGTCAGGAATTTATGGCGTCGTTTGAAGCTCGTGGTTCGGAAATGTTTAAGGAAGACTGGGTGGTGGTATCGGAAGATAGACCTGAGATAGGAGACTACTACATTGCTGTTGACTTGGCGGGTTTTGAAGAAGTCAATAAAAAGCGAACAAAAAATTCTAAACTTGACGAAACTGCCATTGCCGTCGTTAAAGTTAGTGAGCATGGTTGGTTTGTTGACAATATCATATATGGACGATGGAGTCTTGACGAAACGGCAAGTAAGATATTTCAGGCCGTTCGAGATTATCAACCCGTATCCGTTGGTATCGAAAGAGGTATTGCTAAGCAGGCTGTAATGTCGCCTCTCATGGATTTGCAAAAGAAGTACGGTACGTTCTTTAGAGTAGAGGAACTAACCCACGGTAACAAGAAGAAGACTGACAGAGTTATGTGGGCGTTACAGGGAAGGTTTGAAAACAACTTTATAACTTTGAACAAAGGCGAGTGGAACAGTAGATTCCTAGATCAGTTGTTTCAGTTCCCCGATCCACTGACACATGACGACTTGGTGGACGCCTTAGCGTACATAGACCAGTTAGCAAACGTAGCGTACGACTACGACTACGAAATCGAAGACCATGAAATACTAGACGTTGTGGCAGGATACTAATGAAAGTTTTTAGACCCTTCAATACCTACGGAATATACGCAATCAGTGCTGTAGTGTTTTTTACACTGGGGTACAGCATTGCTGTAATTTAGGAAATACCTATGAGCGAACTATACGAAGTTGACCCACTGTTGGTTGAAGAAACCATCGAAGACTGGGTAATCACTAAATGTGAAGACTGGCGTGATTATTACGAGTCAAACTACGAAGACCGATTCGAAGAGTACTACAGGCTCTGGAGAGGAATCTGGGACCCTGCAGACAGCGAGCGCAAGTCAGAGCGTTCAAGGATTATTTCTCCCGCACTTCAGCAGGCAGTTGAGTCCAACGTAGCTGAGCTAGAAGAAGCAACCTTTGGTCGTGGCAAATGGTTTGACGTTAGTGACAACAAAGGCGACACGGACCGACAAGACATTGCTTTTTTGCGTAACAAGCTTACTGAAGACTTTGAAGACTGCATGGTACGTAAATCAGTAGCTGAGTGTTTAATTAATTCAGCAGTCTTTGGTACAGGCATTGGCGAGATTGTCATCGAAGACATGAAAGAGATGGCTCCTGCGTCTCAGCCTATCATGGACGGTGAACTACAGGCTGTCGGCGTCAACATCACTAATCGGGTAAAAGTAAGACTAAAGCCTGTACTGCCTCAGAACTTTCTTATTGACCCTGTAGCAACTTCTGTAGACGACGCTCTAGGCGTTGCTATTGACGAGTTTGTCAGCAGACACCACGTAGAAATGCTTCAGGAACAGGGCGTCTACAGGGACGTCTACGTAGGCTCAGCGGCCCCTGATACGGACTTAGAACCTGACCAAGACATTACGATCTACAACGACGACAAAGTACGTTTAACAAAGTACTACGGTCTGGTTCCACGGGAGCTTTTAGAGGCTGTAATCAACGAAGACTTTGAAGACGAAGAAGTCGAAGATGTTGAACTCACAGGCTCTAAGTACGTTGAAGCAGTCGTTGTTGTAGCTAACGGTGGTATTCTACTGAAGGCAGAAGCTAACCCCTACATGATGCAGGATCGTCCTGTTGTTGCGTTTCCTTGGGACGTAGTGCCCGGACGGTTCTGGGGTCGTGGTGTA